ATAGAGCACAACGTGAACTTGGTCCACCCTGAGACTGCGCATCCAGCCCTTGCAGCCCGGCTGACCTACGACCTTCGCCTGGTCCCCATGCTTCGGGCCCTCTTGTCCCGATGGTGGGTGCGCATCAGCATTGCTCTCAGCGCCCTGGGGACGACCGCCTTCGTCTGGCGAATTGGCCGGTTCGGACGACTTGCACTCGTCTTCGTCTTGGGCGCCATCGCAACTCGATTGGCACAGACGGTCCGCAGACGTAAGGCCATTTACATAGGTCTGCAGCAGACCGACCGCCCCGGTCTTGTCTCTGACTATCGCACGCCCTCAGGCTCTCGCATGCCGCTCATACCTGCGGGGCCCAGCGACCTCCTCTCCACCCGGGCCTACACGGTGACCTATTACACTAGCACGCTCCCGTTCCTTGCCTCCTTGATGCACGAGTTGGTTCCGTCATCATCCAGTCGTGGTGAGCACGTAAACGGTCGCCTTCTGATGTCGCACCTGACGTCCGAGCCAGCGAAGGACCGAATGATCTACGCTGAGCGCATAGCAACCCATGTGGTTAGCTGCAATCTCCACATGCGCCCGTTCAATCATACTTTGGATCGCTCGTACTTTCAGCAACTGGCCCTCGACTATTTCGACATCATGCGCGAGACCGGCGCGCACACGATTGCTCTGCAACACGTCGGCACTCTCAGTACTGACGTTCTCCGGAAAAGCCCGGTGGTCCCGCGTCTGGACTTCGGAGGCATTCTGACCAAGGACAAGCCTGGTCGGAAGATTGTGGCCTTCACGGACATGGCACTCCACATCGTCACCAAGTACACGAAGTACTGTGTCCGACCCACCATCCCGGATAAGAGCAACACCTACTCGGTTATCATGGGCTGTGCGCAGCGCAATGGCTGCCCGCTGCCGCCCCATGACAACGCCGAAGCGGCCCTGTGGACCGCCGTCTCCGCCGCATACATTCGAAAGTACTTCGTCTGTCCTCGAGACCCAATTCCTGGCCTTCGTGAGCACAAGAAGAACTACACCTCGACTCGGTTCCGTCGTGTGTGTCAAAATCTTCTCTCACCTGATCTCGACCTCACCGAGCCCCTCAAGGGTTTTCCGAAGCACGAGGGGTGGGCGGAATTTAAGTTCCCCCGCTCCATCATCGCGGCCGGCGATGAGCGCTCCGTGCTCTGGTGTGGTTACGAGAAGGCCATAGAGAAAGCGGGCTATGCCACAGCCCCAGAGTCTCACATCAAGAACGTTGACATCCGCCATCTTGCGGAAACTCTTGACGAACTGTTTGCTGACGAGCCCACAAATCACACGGACTTTAGCTCATTCGAACGCCACCATGCTGGGCATCTCCTCACTCCTGGCTTAGAGATATTCAAGATCCTCCGGGAGCAGTCTGACTTCCCTCGTGACGTCATCGACATGTTCGAGCAGATGTATCGTGACCCCAACATGGTCACCATGGTCGGCAACACGTTCTGTATTGGGG